GCTGCTGATTGTAGTGTACCAGTTAAATTAGTAGCAGAAAAACCAGTAGCACTTATTAGTCCAGTTGAAGGATTATAAGTTAAACCTGTATCAGTTTCTATTCCTTGAGTACCTGTAGCACCATCTACAAATGTAAGATAAACTGTTTCGTCTGTTGTGTTATTTGCACTAGCTGTAACGCTTGTGGCTAGGGCTGCTGTTCCTGAAGTATCTTGGTTCAATGTTCCAATTACAAAATCTAATGTATTATCACCGTCTTCATAAGTAACTGTAATATTTGTTTCTGTGTTAGAACTAACCATAGCTCCAACTGTATCTGCTATATATTCATTTAAAGCTGTACCGTCTACAGTTATTGCGTCTGCTTCTAATGTACCATCAATATCTGCATTACCTGATATATCTAGTGTAGCTGCATCTAATTCTCCTGATATAGTAATATTAGTACCACCAGTTATAGCACCATCCATTGCGACAGCACCATTAATATCTATAGTAGTAGCAGTAAGTTCAATCTCTGTATCGGATACTAAATCTAATACCCCATCTGCTGATTGATATATATAAGTACCAGAATCACCAAATTGTAATTGATCAGTACTAGAAAGAAGAATACCAGTATCTACTACATGAGTTAAGGATACATCTTGGTCATCACCAAAATAAATAACTGCCCCATCTGCCATATAAAGGTCAGACCACTCAAGAGAAGCTGATCCTAATGTTGCTCCATCGCTTGCATCTGGAACTACAGAAGTATTTGCTGTAATAGTTGTACCTACAATAGTAGTTGCTGAACTAGCTCCTATTGTTGCTCCGTCTACTGTACCTCCATTTATGTCGGCAGTATCAGCAACTAAAGCATCTGTAGTAACTGTGCCATCAAAATAGGCATCTTTAAATTCTAGTGAGCTTGTTCCTAAATCTATATCATTATCTGTAACGGGTACGATGGCTCCATCTTGAATGCGGATTTGTTCTACGGCTGAACTTGAAACCTCAACAAAAAATCCCCAACGATTATTTGTACTATCAGCTACAATTTTATTTAAAAAATCTTGATCCCCGATAGTATGAACATTACCGCCTTCCCCTGCTGTGCCATCGTGTTGATGTCCTGTAGTGCTACTAGAAGCATATGAAAAAGCAGTTAGAAGCCTATTAAATTCATCATTAAATAAAGCAGCAGTAATGGTATCTCCATCCGAAAAACTGCTTTGTCTTACATAACTTGTACCCATTGTTATCTCCTGCCGGAAGGTCTATAGTCTACATAGAAACCATTTATTGAATAAGGTGCTTTAGTATCCTGACTGTATATTTTAAAAGCTATATTATGTCCACTTCCTTGTACTGCCTGTCTTGCCATAGGATCGCTTGAGGCTCCAAATACTGATGTACCAAAAATTCCTGTACTTGTATCTCCAAATACTGCTGGAGTTGGAATTGAGTCTAGTGTATATACAGGCGGCTGTGGTCTATTAGTATCATCAAAATCATATGTTATCTTTAATGTTGGCTGAATTGTTCCTTCAGGTGTAAAAGATATTTTTGTATAATGTAATGATTTAAGTGTACCTGCATCACCAAAATCTAAATTAGGTGTTTTATATCTTGCATCTATATTTGCTGATGATCCTGCCGGGTTAAAATCATTTCCTGTATTATGGTTATAAACATATCCGTCTTTATCCCCATGATATATTTGTTCTACACTATCGTTGTCAAAGCCGGACGTAAAACCGTGTGCTTGGATTCCTATTGTTTCAGACCACTCAAATCCTCTAGGTGTTATAGTTCCTATTAATCCCTTTGCAGTAGTACTAGAACCAGACCCCGAACTATAAAACAATCTATATTGGGATTTACTTCTTAGTACTGCGCTACTGATTACATATGTATCTATATTAGCAGCTATGGATGAAACTATAGATTGTATTTGTCTAGATACAGAACTTAACTCTACGTCACCAATACGTGCTGTACCTGCAACTGTACGAAAACCATCAGGACTCAAAAATATTAAGTCACCGCCAATTTCCTGAATACTGTTTCCATCTAGACAGCCTACGTTTTTAGTAATAGGTGATATAGCTATAGAAGCAGAAACATTTATATCTGTCAGCTTATAAATACTATTCTTACAAAAGATAATTAAATCACTACGGAAACTTTTTATTCCTACTACTTGATCATCTAATACAATACTTCCTGAACCTGAAGAAGTAAAATCATTTATATCACTTGTACCACTATAATATATTGTATTAGGTGCTGTAGCTGCCCCTGCAACTACTAAATGTTTATCGTGTACTGCACAATACTTTGGATAATGTGTACTACTAACTGTAATTTCTTCATAAAAGAAAGTCCTATCCGATAAAGCTCCTGTGCCTGTCATTTTAAATAGAGCAGGTTTTACACCAGAACCTTCATCTGTAATAACTACTTCACCGTATGTAGTATTACCTTCATAGAGTGCAAAAGAAGCATAAGATTGACTTGTTCTTGTTGCTGTACTTCTTCCTGTGAATGTAGAATAATTATCTCCTGATCCACTAACACTTGAACGATTAATTTGTAACCAGCTTGTTCCATCTAAACTAAAATAGATATTAGTTCCTGAACAAGCTATTACACCATCCCCATAAACAAAAAGCCCTAAAATACCATTAGAGCTATTAGGTCTTGCTGCACTTCCCCCACCATATACGGTGAAACCATTTATTCTTCTATAGCCCCCATCTGGATCAACTTCAAAGTTTTGTAGCTCTGTTGCAAATCCGGGTTGCTCTAGCATTTGAAACTGGTTGAGATTAGTGTTTAAGCCCCCTTGACAAGATAAACCGAATGCTTGCATAGTTAATTAAACCTAATTCTGTCATCAGACATATAAGTTGGAACAGTTCCTATTAAGTTTTCCCTCATGCTTTTTAATCCTTTTTTATAGTCTTCCATAGCAAAAGCAGCCATTTGAGGATTATCTTTAAATTGATGTGTATAATATCTAGCTTTAGATAATATAACTGTTTTATATAAATCGGGAAAGACTACTGTATCGTCATGGTCAGATAGTTGAGTAGGCAAGTCATAAGCAAAAAACCAAACTTTAAAAGCCTGATCTGGTATTGGACTTAAACCAAACTTGCGTCCATCTGGACTTCTAATAACAAAGTTAGGTTCTCCTCCCACAGCTTGATCAGCATCATCAGCATTTTCCCTAGCCATTCTAAAGTCTTTCCACTTCTCTGTGGTTACAAATCTTAAATTTTTAGAAACGTAAGGGGCTGACTCTCCACTTACTCCTATAGTTGTTAAATAAAAATTATCCCAATCTATAGAACCATAATCATCTTTTAGGGCTGAACTTGCTGCTTTCAATTCGTACCATCTAGTTCCTGCTGTAGTTTCTACAGAAACATTACCATACATAGGATCAGTAGCTCCACTTTCGCCTGTAGCCAGAAAAGGCCATTGAGGTTCTTCGTTTACTATATCCAAGTATGATCTATTGATACAATCTTTTGCGTGTGCTTGAATACCGACAGCACTAGAAAAAGTTGAAGAAGTTAATACAACTTCGTTCAACTCTCTTAATAATTCATTTGTTAATTGTAGATATGTAGTAGCCATAATTATTCCACAAGTTTTTTATGATTCTTAAAAATACGATCATAATTATCTTTATATTTTTGGGTGTCCTCATTTTTTATATAACGACCCCCCACTTTAATTCTTTTCTTAGGATTAAACCTAACAGGATTTTTCTCGCTTCCTAATTGTGGCATAACTTACTCCGCTAATTACAATTACAGTTTTTACATTCACAATTCATTTAACTTCCCCCTTAATAAATTAAAGGGGGCATATTTCAGCCCCCAATAATATTTAGTCAATACCGTAGAAAGCAGAAACTAATGCTCCGGCACGTAGTACTTTGGCTCCATAAACATGGAGTCCTCGTACAATGTCACCAAAACTATCAGGATCACGCAATACTTCAGTACTAGTAATAGTCTGAGCGGTTGCCGTAGACGAGATATGACCGCCAATACACTTACCTGCTGCGTTAGAGGTAGAAGCAATATTGTTAGTTTTGTACATATCAAACCCACGTAACTTACCAGTTGATACTAGTCCATTACGGATTGAACCTTGACCTGCATTGTAATCAACAGATAGAAGCTTAGAAGAACTTTGAACAAGTACTTCATAGAACTCTGGATTCGCTAAGAACCAGCGTCCTTCTTCTGGAACATTCTGCTCATCCAATAAACGTGCCATATGAGACAGCACATCAATAGGATCATGTTCAGAAGAATCAAAGCCAATATCTAGATTACCAGTACCATCAAAAGTACCTGCTGCTAGATCGGTTGCACTATCAGAACCCAATACATGATTAGGGCTAGATGCAGATACTCCAGAGAACATTGTTGCAATAACGCCCTCATCAAAAGCATCTTTAACTGCATAAGCCGCAGAAGACGCAGCAACGTCACGCCAGTTTACGTGCGACATATTACTTTCAATGTCATCAACGATAAACTTAAATCCGTTTGCTGTGTCAACAACCAAAGTTAATTCTTGGTCAGTGAGCTTAGTCGCAGTTATATTTGCGCCTCTTTCATACTGATAAACAGTAATTTCGGGTTCTTTGATGATCTTTACAGAATCACCAAACGCTTTAATTTCACCTGCGTAATCTGTATTGGTAATTGCTTCCGCAACAGATGACTTCCTAAAGAAATTTAGGACTGTCTTAGAATAGACAGCAGGTAAAAAGAACGAGTTATTTTGTCCCGAAGTAGAATTTGCGAAGTTCGCATTAGTATCCGTACTCGGTTCAAAATACTGGTCAGATTGATTATAAGCCATTGTAATATCTCCTCAAAAACTTATTTAGCTATTCTGCCTTCTGATAAAGCCAGTTTAATTTCATCTTCATATCTGTCAAACTGATCAATAGACATACTAGCAATTTCTCTCTCTGTCCAAATTTTAGGAGCTTTCGCATCCACCGCTGTTGTTTTTGTAGACACCATATCGGCGGCAGACCTACTCTCCTGTTTTTTGGACTGCCTCTTTTGTGGTGACTGAGCGATTATTCCCTTTTCCATTTTGTAAAGGTCTATAGCACGACTAGCTAAAGTCGCATCACTATTGTTTGAATAAACCCATTTCTGTATATCTTCAGGCTGTTCTTTTGCCCATTCGTGGAAATCATCATTACCCCGTATATCTTCAAAATCGGGGTGATTAGCTCTTAGAACTGTCTCTGCTTCTCGTTTTAAGAGATCGGCTTCACGCTCTTGGATAGCCGATAATTGTTGACGTAGTTCTTGAGTTTGATTCTCACTTTGTAAATGAGCAACAGTCTCAACCGTTTCATATAAGTCTGGATTCTTCGCTTTGAATTTCTCAAGTTCTTCCAAAGTTTTTGGAGCTTGATATGCAGGAGCTTTAGCTGCCGCCTCTGCTAGAAGCTCTGTCTCTCTTTGTTTGAACTCAGAAAGTCTACTATCGTAATGTTTCTTTAGATCATCATACCTCTTCTTATAATTAACATCTTTAGAATTTTTAGCAGGGGGCGTTTCTGATTTCTCAGAAGGCGTAGCCTGTTCGTCTTCAGATGGTGCAAAAAACAATCCATCAGCACTTTCCGTTCTTGGTTTATCAGGAGTGTGCCAATGTTTCTTTGCGTTATAAGGATTAGGTGCTTTTTCCTCCACAGGATTAGTTTGTGTCTCAGCCATAATACTTCCTCCACGGGGCTTGTAAGTTTTGAAAGGTAGCCATTACAATAAATTATTTGTACAGATAATTTAAAATGGGGCTTTTACTTCAAGGTAGCCGTTATCGTTGTCTAACATTAAGACTAGGCATCTGATTAGAAGATATCATCATTTTATTCATGTCACCTTCTAGATCAGTTTCCTCGTCTTTCCTCATCAAACCACCATCATAAGCACGTTCAGCTTCGTCCATAATTGTTTGAAGTCTGTCTGCACCTATTTGATCAGTGGCCTTTTTGGTCATCACAAATTCCCCATCAGATAATCTGGCGGGTATTGAATCTGAGACTCCCGTTCCCGGCCCGGTAACTTCACCAGAGCCAGAAAACTCAGAAGCCGTATCTACAACTTTGTCAAAAATCATACTAAG